GCGCCGTTTGGGCCTTGGCCAAATTGCCCTTGACGTTCAGCCGCTGCGGCGCGCAACCGCTCACGCATCGCGTCGCGTTCAAGCATGATGTTGCCGGCCGCCTCTGAGTTTCCAATGGTGTCCGTTATTTGAGCGCCGATTTGAGCTGCGGCGGCAAACGGGTTCATTCCAGAAGCTAAAATTCTAGCGATGTTCGCCGGTGTAAAAACCGTGAACGCCTCACCAAGCGCCGCCGCCGCAGCACGGATTCCATAAACCGCATCAATCGCCGCCTCTCCAAGCCAAATCATCGCGGGTGCAAGCTGCGCGCGGATGATTTGGAACAGCGCCGAAAACGTGTCGCCGGCTTCATCCAATGCCGCAATGTCCTCCGCTGAAATGATAGCGCCCGCCTCGCGCGCCTGCTGCGCGGCTTCGTCCAGTCCCGCCTTGAACGTCGGGACCAGCGCCCCGGCCCCACGCCCACCGACGCCCTTCAGCGCGGGCATAAGCTGTTGCACGTCGCCGCTCTGAACCGCGCGCCCGATTTGCCGCGTCAAGTCTTCAAGGCGCTTGGTGCGGAGGTCTTCGAGGCTGACGCCAAGGCGCGCGAAGCTGTCCCGCAGTTCGTCGTTGCCCTGCAAAGCCTCTTCACGCGAGACGGACAGCTTCTCAAGAAAACCCGTAAAGGTTTCCAAATTCGTGCCCGTCAACCGCGCTGCAAAATCCATTTCTTGAAGCGCGTCCGTGCTGACGCCGAGCCGCTGCGAGAGGTCCGCAATCTGGCCCGCGTAATCCATCGTTGCCTTGCCCGCTGCCACGATTGCCGCCGTGCCAAATGCCCCGGCAATCGCGCCCTTCAAGTTGCCGTTCAGGTCGCGCGACAAACCCTTGGACGCGGACTCGACTTGCTTGATCCCAGCCTTAAAGCCGGTTGCGTCCATTCCAAACCGCGCCATGATGGAGAGAAAAGCCATGTCAATTTTTCCCCATCATTGCGACAAGCCGATCATGGTTCTTGTCCGCATTCGCCCGCGCGCTCTGATACTCCGCGCGGTCCATGATTTTGCAGTGCCCTTCCATCGCGTTCAGCGTGAAATAATCCCAAAGGCACAAGCCCCACGGGCGGTCTAAAACCTCCGCCTCGGTGAATCCCATTTTGGATTGCAGCAAAACCTTGACGCTCTGAACCATCGGGACGCCCATCGGGTCGCCTTGATGGTTCTCCTTCACCGTGAACAGCGGAAAGCTGCTGCCGGCGCGGACGTATTCAGTGAACCTGCCAACCTCAGCAGCGGGTGAGAATCCCAAGCCGGGCCGGCGAAATCCAAGCCGGTTTCTCGGTGCCAGACGGCGCTGCCAAGCCGCCACGATTTCAGGCAGCTTCGGATTGTCCATATCCGCCAGTGCGTCCGCGTATTTTTGGGAGCAAATCACGATGGCTTGAATCAAATCATCAAGGCCCGGCGCTGCCCCGTTTCCGAAGGCATTGCCAAACCGGTTCAGCAGCAAAACGTGCCCAAGCGAAAAAGGCCGAAGCCGGACACCAAGAATGGCAACCGGCTCCGGTATTGCGGCGTTGAAAAACTCCGCGCTCATCAAAGGCAATTAGCTCGCGGCGACGGTGTCGAGATGATTCTCGTAGCGGCGAAGCTCCATCGTAATCGTGCAGGCGTCCGCGACGCCCTTGTTGACCGTGCCGCCCGTGAAAATGTAGGTGCCGGTGCCGTTGTTGGAACCGCTGCCGACAAACTGCGATTCGGTGTCGTCCGTGTCGGCGACCGTGATGTCTGCCCCGCGCTCGGGAAGTATGCCGCAAGCCTTCGCAGCGGCCAGAGTCGCGCCAGAAGGAATCACTTCAACCGTGATCGAATCCATGTGGCCGAACAGAATCAGCGAAAGCGTCACGCCGTCCGCGCCCTTGATTTCGGTTTCCTGCCCGCCCAGCGTGTAGCGCACGCTCTGGACTTGGCCGGTGGCATAGACGCCCGTGCCAGAAACGGAGAAACCGCCCAATCCCCAAATTACGCCAACGCCTTTTTGAACGCTCATAAGAAAAAGTTGTTATCTGTTGCCGCAGAATAAACACTACTAATACAGCAACGTCAACGCAAATTAGGCGTTGCAAGGATGCAACGGGTTGCTAGGTTTAGCCCATGAACGAGAACGACATGATGAACGGGACGGACTGGGCGGGGCAGGATGTGACAGGCTGGATTGTGCAGGAGAAGTTCGACGGCCACCGCGCATTTTGGACTGGCTCACGTCTGATTTCCCGTAGTGGCGCTACGATTAGCGCGCCCGCTTGGTTCACGGCGGGCCTTCCGGCGATGCCTTTGGATTGCGAGCTTTACGCCGGGCGCGGAGGTTTTCGCAAGGTTCAGTCAGTTGTGAAGTCCACCGCTGGCGATTGGTCCGCGCTGCGCTTGGTTTGCTTCGATGCGCCCGCCGTTGCCGGGGGCTATGCCGTCAGACACGCGGCGATTCCTGCAGACATTGCCGCCCCGTATTGGGGGCTTGGTGCCAGCGCCGTTGACGCGCTCGCCGCTGAACTTGCCGCGCTCAAGGCAAACGGCGGCGAGGGGTTCATGCTCCGCAATCCTGACGCCCATTACACGCCGGGCCGCACGGCGGACCTGCTCAAGCTCAAGTAACATCCGACGGGCAGCACGTCACCCTAAACGCCATCGTTGACAGGTGCGAATCGTCCTCGACGGTTTGAGTGCTTGCCCCGAATTCAACCATGAAGGCCGTGAAGTCAGAAGCGCCGCCAGACAAGTCCGCCGCCGCCGTGTCCGTTGTCAGCGCGTCAAATATCGCGGACGCCCGCGCCTCATGTTGCGTCGGCGTGCTGTCAGATTTGTTGCTCCGCACAGTCACAAGCAATTCGACAATCTGAATCCCGGTGAACTGTAGGCCCGTCGGCGGCTGCGCTTGGCCAGCCTCGCAAATCGCGCATGGCAAGGTCACTGCGTCAGAGTCTAGCCCGGTGAACACGGCGCACGAAACCCCGCTGGCCGCGCTTGCGATTACCGATGCCGCCGCGCGTTCTAGTTTGGATTGGATGGAGTTAAAGGCCATTGTGTTTAGGGTTTTGCGCCGGGCGGAATCACCGTGTTCGCGGCTTGCTGGGCTTTCTTGGCGAGGTAAGTTTCAATGTCGGCTGTTTCTAAGTCGAACGCCCGCTTGAGTCCGCGCACCAGCACGCGCTCTGCGGACTGTTTGTTTTCTTTCGGCGTGTTGTTGTTTTCTATCACTGCGAACGGGTCCAACGAATCCTTGGCGCGAATCGCGCGCCCGTAGTTTTTCGCCGATTGCCCGCCGCGTAATGGGACGCCAAGCCTACCTAGAAGCGTCCTGATTGCCGGAACCCAGCCAGCGGCAAGGAATCCGGCTGAACCGACCTTGCGCTTTATCCAGAGCGGCAGCTTCTCCGTGATTCCCGCCGTTGAGTCCAATTTCCCAAGCCGCCGCAACTGCGCGACGAATAGCGCCCGCGCACGCGCGAGCTTGTCCTTATCCGTCGGTGCCAGAATCCGGTTGCCCTTCAACAGCTTGCCGCGCTTGCCCATCACCTGCCCGTAATACGCGCCAATGTCCGCCGCGATTTTCTGCCGGTCAGCCTTTGCGGTTTCGGTGTATGCCTTCGCCGCCACGTTGCCAGCCTTGTGATTTATCGCCTCTGGCAGAGTTTTCGATGTGACCGTAACGTATTGCTTCAACGCCCGGTCAAACTCCCGCGTATCAATTTGTAGCGTCGCGCTCATCGGCAGCGTCGGGGAATTTCAAGCGGTGGAAACATTGGCGCAAGCCGGGACGCCGCGCGAATCTTGGCAACCGTCAAAAGGTCGTCAAATTCCTTCAAGTCGGCAATCTTTCGCGCGAATCTAATCCGCGTTTCAAGCTCGGCTTTCTGGCTTAACGGTTCGCGGCAGTGCATAGGTATCGGACTTCGACGTTTGTCTGGCCAAGGTCAATCCGTTCAATGCGATAGACGCGGGAGCGATGCGTCACCAGTCCGCCGACGGCTGGAACAGTGCCGGGCAGGTCCGCCACGCGCGCCGTGATTTGCAGATCAAAATCATCAAGGAATCCGCCAAGCTCATTTTTCCGGCCCTGCCCACGAAACGTCACAGCGCAGTCAATCGTTGCTGCGCCAAAGGTGAACGTCTCGCCGAGTTCGTCGAAAATCGCGGCAAGGTCGGCGGCCTGTTCAGTTTGAAGGCTCATTTCCGGTCAGACTATCACTTGCGCTAATGCTTTGCAACGGCGGCGGTGCCTCCGTGGTGGCCGCGCTGTGGTGGTATTCGTGCAGCACGGCGGGGATATGGACTTCCCGCAACCCAGCCAACCCACACAGAGGCGCGGCAAATGCCCAGTCTTCTCCATAATTCGTCGGCGGGAACCGGGACAAAACCGCCAGCGTGCGACGCCAAGCGCAGAGGTGCCAAGCATTCCGCCGCGTCACCCCGCCCGGCTTGAATCCCTCGTTCGGGTTGCCGAGGCGGAATTCAATCTCGCCGCTCACGCCATTGACAACGGCAAGCTGCCGAAACGTCACCACGTCGGGGCCTTGCCGAATCGCCGCTAGAAGCGCGGCAACGTATTCAGGCGTCACCGCGTCGTCATCGTCGCAGAATGCAACGTAGGCCCCGCCAGCCGCGCGCAGCAATGCGTCCCGCTTCTCGCCTACGGTCCGCCGCTTGTTGTCCACCAGAATCAGGTGCTCCACTGGCAAGTCGCCGATCTGTCGCGCAAGTTCCGCGTGCAGTGATTCGATTTGCGGCCAGCGTGACGGGACGCCGGGCGTGAGGATTGAAAGCAGTGGTTTCATAGTTCGTTGAACCAAATCCAGCCGGCTTGCTTCGCGTTCGGCAGCGACTCGATAACGGCGCGCATCACCGGCTCATGCTGCGAATCGTGGCCGGCAATCATGCCGCCCGGCTTCACCTTTGGAATCCAAGCGGCCAAGTCCCGCTTCACGCTCTCGTAATCATGCGCGGCGTCAATGAAGGCGAACGCCAATCCGTCGGGCACGAGTGCCGCCGCCGCTGCGCTGTCGGATTCCACAACCTCGATCATGTCCGCCACGCCGCACCGTTGCAGGTTGGCTTCAAATGCCCGCCGCACGCTCCCGTTGTGCCGCGAGACAGTCGCCGCGTCTTCGCCTTTGAACGTGTCCACCGCGTAGATTTTCACGCGCTTGCCGGCCCGCTTGCAGGCTTGCGCCAAGTAAATCACGGAGCGGCCAAACCAAACGCCGACTTCTGCCAGCGTGTCGCCATCATTCACCCGCGCGGCAACCTTGTCGTAGAACTCGGGGAAGTTGAAAAAACCCGGCACACTCGACCAGTCCACCGCCGCACGCAGTTTTTCCAAAACCGCCTTGCCTTGCACGTAGCGTTCGGGCGCGTTCTGTGCCGCGTGGGTGGCGTCCATCGGCTTGCCGGTGAATATCGGGTGGCGATGGTCAAACACGATGTCGCGCGCCTGAATAACCTGCCCGCGTGCGTAGGCAAGCTCCGTGAACCAGTTGTCGGAATAGACGCCCGTGAATTCGGGGTGAAACAAGAAACAGTCCTGCCCGTAGTAGGCGCGCGTGCAAATCGCCATGCAAAGCAGGTCGTCGCTTCGGTGTCCGTCAGATATTGCCAGCACGCGCGGTTGTTTCAAGTCGCCAAGCCGGTTCAAAATCAGCGTGTCCCATCCTTGAACCGGCGTCCAATCGTCGGAGAGTTGAATCAAAACTTGGCCAAGCGAAGCTGCCGCCGCCGCATTCCATGCCGCCACGCAGCCGCCGCCCGGTTGCAATTCGACGTGGTGAAACCGGCGCAGGCAGTGGCTTTCCGCGTCGTCGTTGTCAAACGCGAAGATGTGCTCGATTTCGTCGGGATGGTCCGCAAGGTCATACCAGATCTTGCGCGCAATAACCGCGCCTTGCGGACGCCCCCGCGTCGCGTGCAGCAGCGAAATCTTGCAGCCCCCAGCCCGCATCAAGGCATCACGTCGGATGGCTTCCGCTTCCATCGTCATGCCGTTCGCGCGCAACGCTTGGCAGTAAATATCTGTGCCGACGTAGCCATAAAAATGCTTGCGGTTGTTCCAATCCGTGTGACGCGGCGGGGGCGTGGCTCGCATCTGTTGAGCGTAGGCAAGCGCGAGGTCCGGTTTGCCGAAATCCAACGCATTGCCAGACAGTGAACCAAGCGCCTCGCGCCGGGTCGGGTCGGTTTTGTAAGCCTCGTGCAACAGTGTTTCGCGTTGCGCTGGGTCCGTCGTCATGCGGGCGATGTTGAGCAACATCTCGTAACGCTCTGGCCGGCCAAGTCGCGGGTCTTCAAAGGCGCGCATTGCCGCCTTGATGCTGCCCTCGATGTCGCCGATTCCTTGAAGCTCCCCGTGCAAGTGATACAAAAGGCCGGGATGCATTTCATCGTCGGGAATGCTCCGCAGAATCCGAAGGTTGCGCTCGTTGCTCCCGGTTTTCGTCATCAGCGGGGCGTGCAGAATCACAACGCGGTCATCATGCGGGCCGCTGACAGGCTCCACGTTGAACGCGAAACATTCGTGCACCGGATATTGCCAGCGTCCGGCGCGGCGATTCACCAACCGTTCGCGCGGGATGCTTACACCTAGCGTGCTGATTTTGTAAGGGAAAACGTGCGCGTCAAATTTCGCCGCCGCCGCGTGTTCGCGGACGTGTTCAGCGCCTGATTCCAGAATGTCGTCGGAGTCGCACCAAAAACAATAGTCATTCACCGCAAGGTCAAAGCTCATCTGGCGAGCCGCCGCAAAGTTGTCCACATGCGGCCAATCGGCGTGCTCTGGCTTGTTCTTGTAATCAGCCCAAACGAGCGGCTTGCCAAGCTCGCGGCAGACGCGCATGGCGATGGCCTGCGTGTCATCCGGTTTCGCCGCACCAATCGCGCGCACCAAAACGATTTCATCCGCCACGGGCGCGAAACTTCGCAGGCATCGTTCGATGTATTCGGAAACGTTGCCGACAATCATGCAGAGGCTAATCTTGTTGCTCATAAAAAATTCAGCCGTGGAGGTGAGTCTCCACGGCTGTCCTAACGCGTTTCGGAAAACTTCACCGGGCGGACTCACACGCTCGGCAAGTTAGATGTTGGCTCAGTTATAGACCCTGATTTCCACAAACGTCCCTTCAAGCAAATCGTCCGCAAGTGCATGCGCGCCATGCGGTTCGCAGGTCTTCAGCGTGATGACATTCGCGCTGGTCCGCGTTGCCGTATGCGATGATTCAATGCCGGGCGTCACGCTCACGTAAGTAGTGGCCGGGAAAGCGCCTGTCAAGGTGGCAGTATATGTGCCTTCGCTTGCGCGCGCCCAAACTACAATGCCGTCAAGATCGTTTCGGAAAACCGTGGCCGTCGGCGCAGCCGTGCCGGATTGCGACAACTTGGCAACGTAAAGCTCCACTCCGTTGACCGTGTCGCATCGCAGGTTGCCCGCGAAATACGCGCCGCCGTTTGTTTGATTTGCCATAATAAAAAGGCGGGAGGGGTCGCCTCCCGCCGTCGAGGACTGCCCCGATTAGTCGGTGCGCTTGACGACGCGGCCAGCCGTGGTCAGGCCCTTAGAGTAGCCGTAGTTGCACTCCATGTTCAGGTAGCGTGTGCCAGTGTTGGCGTCGTAGTGCTTCCGCAGGCCCAGCGTGATGCCAGTCTCAGGGTCGGTCACGGCGTAGGCGGACTCGTAGGCGGACGGGTCTTGCGGCTGGAGATAGCGCATCGCAACCGCGATGGCGTTCGGGTGGGCCGCGAAAGCCATCACGCTCGCGCCCGATGCGAACAGGTTGTTGAGTTCGTAGAAGTCGAACCCGGCTGCGCGCATCACCTTGCCCTCCTGAAGCACACTGTTGTCGCGGAACATGTGCGCCTGAACGAAGTTCGTGACGCCCAGCAACGCGTCGTAGGGCGTGCAGTCAATGAGCATCGAACGCGGCTCGGCGGGCACGTCGTTTTGGTTCAGGTCAAGCCGCGCCTTGCGAAGCTGCGGAACGTCCATCGCGGTCGAGGCAACGGCGGTGGCAAGCGAGAAGTTCGCCGTGGTCACCAGTGAGAGCACGTCCTGCAACACGAGCAGCGCGAGCGCCGCGCCCTGTTGCCGGCCAAAGGACTCCAGCGAACTCGCGGAACTGTTCGCGGCGGTGATGTCGTCCTGCCCGATATGCACAATCTTATGCTGGCTCAGGGAAATCGTCACGACGGACTTGCTGCCGCCTGAGACGGCATAGCTTCCGCCAAACGTGGTGGCGGTCAGGCCAGACACGAGTGGCACAAGCACGTTCGCACCGCGCGTGCCGGGCGCAGCCGAAAAGTTTGTGGAGAACGCACGGAAAGGTGCGAGGATTTTCACGAAGGACTCCAGCGCGCTCTGGCTGATAATCTCGTCGTCGAGGTTGGTGTAGGTGGCCATGATGTTTTTGTTTTGGGGTTGCTACTGAAAATCAGTTTTGGTGAGTGCGGTTGAACTCGGCGCGAATCGCGGCGCGGTTTTCCTTGAACAGCTTGGCGCGCTTGGCCGGGTCTTTCTCGGCGTCCAGCGCGGCGAGGATATTCACAGCGGCGGGCGCGGGCGCGGCCTTCGCGGGTTCAGCGCCGACGGCGGCAAGCTGCTGAACAGCAACCTCTGCGGCCTTGGTTTCCACAGCAGCGGCAAAATCCTTGTTGGCTTTCTCAGCGTCGGCCAACTTCACGGCGAGCGCGTCGCGTTCAGCGGACAGCGTCGCATTCGCGGCAGTCAGCGAATCGCGCGCGGCGGTGAGTGTGGCGATGTCCGGCAACGCGGAAGCGGCGGCCTTCAACGAGGCATTTTCCGCGCGCAGATTAGTAAGCTCTTGAAGTGCTGTCATAAGTTTTGCTTCTCTTTACATTAGCCCAGCTACTACGTCAAGTCTGCGATCAACATTTTTTTCGCTTCACCAATATCAGAAACCAGCGCGTCCGTCAGTGACTCGCGCCCCGCCTCGTAACCCATAAAAGTCTGCCCTTCCATTGCGGCCTCGGCGATGCCGGGGCGATGCTCCAACACAAAGCCCTTGAACACGGCGGCTAGGCTGGAAATCCGCTGCTGAATCGAAGCGGATTGTTCCTCGCTCAGTGACGTGCCGGGCACGCCTGCGCCCTTGAATTTTCCAGAGCGGAAAACCTTTACGACAATTCCCATCGCGGCAGCCAGCGCGCTCATGTCTTGATGCGCGACATAAACGCCGATGCTGCCAACCTCCGCGCTGGTTGTTGCGAAAATCGCACGGGACGGAGCGGCCAGCCAGTAAGCGGCAGAGCAGCACATGCCAGACGTGAAGGAATAAACCGGCTTGCGCTTCGCGGCTTCCGCGATAAACGCGCCAAGCTCAGGCGTGCCGCTCACAAATCCGCCCGGTGAATCAAAGTCCAACAGAATCGCTTTGACGTTGGAATCGGCGAGCGCGGTTTCCATGTCGCGCCGAATCTTCGCGGTATCCACGAATCCAAACGCGGACGCGATAGACGGCAGTCCGGTTTGAATTGTGCCGCGCACTGGCACCGTGGCGATTCCATCCGCGTCAACGGTCATCTGTGGAATCGGGTCGCCGTAGCAGTCGCATTCGTTGCCGTCGTCATCCTCAAAACCCATCGCGCCCGGCGCGCCCGGCGAAATCTCGGCAAGCGTGGCGATGCGCGCGGACCATCGGCGCGGGTCAATCAACAGCAGGTCTTGTGATTCAAGTAGTGATTTCATCGTCGGTTACAGGTTCGTCCGCACTATCGTCTTCCGTCATCATCGCGGGCGGATTCGCGCTGCGCTGTTGCAGTAGGGACAATGCGGCTTCAATCGTGATGCCATGCTTCTCAGCCAGCCTGCGCCCGCGCATAAGCAGGTCGTCCGTTTCGGCCTCGGCTTGGTCCCGTTCTTCTTCCCACCATTTTCCACGGCGCGCGGCAACGTCTTTAAGCGTCACGAAGCCCAGCTTGTATTCCTCGCGGTCAACCTGCGACGACCAGCCCCGGTCCGCAGTGAGTTCAGCCGGCGCGGAGTGCGCGATTTTCCACCAGTCAGGATTTGGGGGGAGTTCGCCGGACTGAATCGCCTTGGCAATCCGCCAAGCATCAATTCGCGCGGCCATCTTTTGCGCGATCATCTGATACTCGCCGATGGTCCGGTGCGCGACTTCCATCACCATCCGAAGCGAAGCCCCGCCGATTTTCGAGGCGTTGACGGTCAATTCGTAAGGCCAGTTTATCGCGGCCAAGCCGTCCCGCGTGACGCGCTCCCAAAACTCCTGCGAGTTAGCCGATGGCCGGCTAGATTCAGGGAATTCAATCTTGCTTCCGCTGTTGGACCGAAACACGCGGACGCTGCCGCCGTCAACGCGCTCCTCGTAAAGCGTGCCCGTGTCCGTCGCTGTCGAGGTTATGTCCTCCGCGTCCGGGTCAATGCGGCCCTCCTCAGTGTGCTCGACAACCGCGTAGCTTGCCTCCTTTTTCAAAGCCAGCCGCAGGAATTCAAACGCCTGCTTGCGGTCCTGCCAGTCACGAATGCCAGCCGCGATTTGCGACACGCCGCGCGTCTGGTCTGAGAAGTCTGGCCGGTAATAAACGGCGAGGTCTGCGGACGAATAATCGCGGAAGTCTGAACCATCCGGCCCATAAACGCGCCAGCCAACCGTGCGCCCCCACGGATTCAGAATCGCGCCGTTGCAAAGCAGGTTTCCGGCAAACTCGCCTTCAGTGATTTC